GGTGTTGGTGATATAGACAACGGTATCCTCATCGGCGGCATAGCCGACCGCCGCGATCATGCAGACCAAGATAATGAGCAAAAAGTGCTTATAAGTTTTTTTCATAACGCCTCCTGTTTTATATTCTATTTTTTTCCTAGATTATCAAGACTTTGTTTTAATTCAGTTATTTGATTTTCAATTTTTTCCAATCGTTGATCAGTCTGGCGTTGTTGGGCTAATAGAGCTTCCAAGCCTGATATAAGCGGGTGTTTTTCCTTATTGTGAAAGTTGCCTTCATCGGGTTTTTCTTTAACTGGTTTTGAATTAGGTATGTCCTGGTCTTCAGACGGCTCATCGGGGTCGTGCATAAATACTTTACCCTTGCCGGTGGCAAACCATTCATAATTTACATTAAATTTTTCTTGAAGTTTTTTTGTAAAATCACTTGATACGGCTCCTCCTGTTTCTTCGATATCCTCAATAATCCCAAGAGAAACTCCCAGTTCCTTTGCAAATTTTTTTCGATCTAAGCCCTTATGTATCCGAATTTCCATAATTCTGCGGGCATGGTCATATTTATCGTTATGAAGGAACATTTCCCCCTCGCCGGTTAAAAGCCATGCGGTATTTACATTGTAAATTTTATGGAGTTTTACTAAAAAATCGGTAGATGGCGGAAAAGTACCTTTTTCATATCCTGCAAGTGTAGGACGTTTAATATCTAGTCTAACCGCAAATTCGCTCTGGTTTAGCTCAAGAGTATCCCTTAATTTTATAACCCTTTGCTGGATATCTGACATTTTTCAGTAACCTTAAAATATGTCAGATTTTCAACACTTTATGCTTGACAAAGTGTCGGAATTCCGACAATAATAATATATCGGCGGATTGCTTTACAATCCGCTGAAAAAAATTGCAGGGCCGGGAGCAAGCCGATTCCCTGCAAAACTTTAAAAACCCGCCAACGGCGGGAAGGAGCAAACATGGCACGGACACGTTCAAAGAAAAACCCCATGCCCCCTGAAGGTTCCTGGATAAAATTCCAGATGGATCTTCGGAACATCAAGATGATGGATGTAGCGCGAAAAGCCAACCGTTCATTGTCTATGGTATCAGAATTCGTAACCGGTGTAAAGAATTCGGTTGCGGTCGGCAAAGCCCTGGCGCAGATGCTCGGCTTTGATAACTACAATGACATGATGGAAGCCGCTTACCGGCAGTCAAGAGGAGATGCGGCATGAAAATTTTGAAATTACTTCAGGAGCTATATCTTGAACTACGGGAATACAACGAGCAAACAACTAAGCTGGAAGAGCTTTATACAGAGCTAAAGACCTTCAATTCAAATGTGGAGTATTTTAATTTGCTCAAAACTGAAGCGAGACGCAATCGGGCAAATCCTATAAGAACCATGAATGAATTTGAAAGGCTTAGCCTAAAAAAATGGATTAATGAGCGGCTAAAAGAAAAAGGCATATCTTTTAACGGTGAAGGATATGGCTTTCGCCAAGCAAGAGAATTCATTATTGATCAAATTAATTGTGCTGGAAGTCCAACTCGCCAGCTTGTTGCTTCGGCACTTGGCTACGGTTCTTTTGAAGAACTGCTTGAAGCGTACCGGGAAACGAAGGGGGCGGTATGAAAGAAAAACAAAGTTTTGTAAGCCCCGTATCTAATGGTAATCCCCCGGTTCTGGCGGTGAAGGAAGGAGCAGGTCACGAAAAAACATGTACAAGCCCTGTCCCGGATCGGAAGATGATGACAACCGCAGGCCGCCTTGGTTCTCTAATATCTGATTTAAAAGAATGGTGGCGTAGTCAATTCTTAAACCCAGAGCTTTTTCTAACACCGGAGGAGTTTCTGCGAATATATCGTGTGGAATACCATCGGCTGGAGGAAAAAAGAAAAGCCGAAGGAACTGGTCTAGCTCCTTTGAACAATCAGCATCGTCTTCCGGCGGTTCCTTCCCGGCGTCGTATCGGCCCACATCTTTCATTATCTTTTGACAGAAAGCATCCCATTCTGTCAAAACTGCTTTTTTTTCTAAGAATAATTCTTCCATCTTGGCTCAACCCCTTCAATTGGATATTCGGAAAGGCAATTATACCACGAAAAAAATTAATAAAGAAGGAGACAGTTTAATGGAAAATTCGATAAATAATCCCATACCCCCGGAAAGATGCTGGATAAAATTCCAGCTAAACCTACGCGGCATCAGGTACGAGGCGATTGCAAAAAAATCCTGCCGTACCGAAGCTTTCGTGTCGCAGGTTGTCTGCGGAAGGCGCAAATCAGAAAAGGTCGAATCAGTTTTGGCAGATGTACTTGGGTATTCATCTTGGAATCACTTATGGGCTGATGCGTTCATTAATACAGGAAGGATGGCGGTATGAAACTATTTAAACTTTTGGAAGGGCTTTACACGGAGCTAAAAACCTTCAATTCAAATGTGGAGTATTTTAATTCGATAAAAAACAATGTGCAGCGCAGCCGGGCAAATCCTTTAAAATTTGTCGCGGACATTGACGTTATTCGTTTTAAACTTTGGCTTAGAAAGAGCTTGGCAGAAAAAAACATTACGCTGGCAGATAAAGTATATGCGTCAAACGTAACCCTCTCATTTATCGAAGGCACGAACAAGCAGTTGCCGAAAGCCGCCGTCAACTTGCTATGCGCGTCCCTCGGCTACGACTGCTTTGACGATTTGTTTGAAGCATACCGGGAAACAAAGGGGGCGGTAATATGAAAAACGAACATCGAAATTACTTTAATAAAATAGTACGCAGAATAAAACACTCAATAAATGTAACAATTCCAATTTTGCCTGCCAACCATGACTTATTCAAAGGACACGAAAAAGCGCTTGGAATTTGCCACGGACACAAAACGCCTCGTAAAAATGATTGGGAGCCTAAGAAAATCACCATTGACGAATACTTCATTGAAGAATGTTATGAAGCAGAGATCAATGGCAAACGATATATGACGGAGTTAACCGATGGAAACCTCGTGGATGTTATCTGCCATGAAATAGCGCATATATACGAATGGCGGCATGGAAAAAAACACAGATTGATTACCCGACGGTTAATTGAGTTGGTAGAAACCGGAGAAACGGACAGCATATTTCATAGAGGCGCGGCATGATTAAACAATGGATCAACTCTAAAGAAATAGCTGAATTATTATCAATCGAACCAAGATCAGTGAGAAGAAGAGCTGATAAAGAGAAATGGCTGTTGCCTAAAAAAGTAAAAGTTCAAGGCGGCAAAGAAAACCGTTATGAAATAGCAAAATTGCCGGAAGATATTCAAACCGCTTACGCTGCAAGCATAAAAATTACTTTAACAGATTTGCAAAGCCAACTGAAACCTGCTTCAATGCCGAGTAAAAAAATAAATCTTCTTGGTTATTCCGGTCGCGGCGCAAAAACAGCAGATATAAAAACTATCGAAAATACGCCTGATAAGTATTTGCAGATTGCAGCTTCCAGGTATAAAATTCTAGAAGCATATTTAAACTCCGGTCTATCTGCTTCACAATTTGTTACCGCATATAAAAATAATGTTATTGTACCGGAAGTAAAAAGCGAACTTGCGGAACACGGGGAAATATCCTCGCAGTCCAGTCTGTACCGATGGCTTGCACGTTATGAACAACACGGACTTGCAGGGCTTGCCCCGCAGTATGCCGGCAAAGGGGCCGGGGCGTCCCTGCCGCAGGAAGCAAAGGATCGCATTGAATGGCTCTACCTTGATTCCAGCCAGCCGAACATAAGCGTTATATTGGAACTCCTTGAGCAGTACGGCATAAAAGCCGGAGAAGCCACAGTCCGCCGCTATATAAATTCCCTGCCTGACTGGATAAAAGCCAAGCACCGCAAAGGCCGTGATTATTTCAAGGGCAAATTCAGCCCGTACATTATACGAAATTATACTAATTACAAACCGATGGAAATAATCTGCGGCGACTACATGACGCAGGACATCGTGTGCCGTAAAGGGGACAGGGTATTCCGCGCCAGGCTATGCGCATTCGAGGACATGAGGAGCCGCGCCATTGTTGGCTGGAGCCTTCAAGAAACCGCCAATTCAATCGGCGTTATCCGCGCATTGCAGACGGCATTCAAAGACTGCGGGCTTCCCGAAACAATCTATGTGGACAACGGCAAAGAGTTTAAAAATTATCTTTTATGCGGAGATCAGTGGAAAGCGCAGAAAACCAAAATCGATCCGGAACTGTTAGATCTTGACGTAGGCATCCTCGCCGAGTGCGGCATAAAGGTAATTTTCTGCCAGGCGTACAACGGTCAGTCAAAACCCATAGAACGTTTCTGGAGATTTTTCCACGACAGGTTTGACAGGTTTGAAGCGAGCTACACGGGTTCAAGCTTCGCCGACCGCCCTGATGAAGCCAAGTTATTCCGAAGCAATGTCGAAGCCATGAAGAAAGAAGACGTATTGCTTATCCCCGCGTTTGAAGAAGTTGAAGCAAGAATAGGCCGTTTTATCAAATGGTATAACGAGCAGTGGAACCATTCAGGTCAGGGCATGGAAGGCAGAACGCCGGCGCAGGTGTTCAAAGAATACGCAGCCCCGCGCCGGGAAATACCGGACAACCTTAAAAAATATTTGTTTACCATGCGCTACATAAGGACAGTGCAGCGGAACGGCGTTGTGCTTGATGACATCATATATCAGAACAGTAAGTTCATAGAATATAACGGGAAAAAAGTTGAAGTTAGGCGCGGCCTTGACGATGCCGGCGTAGTGCACATTTTCAGCATACCTGACCGCGTATACCTTTTCGATGCGGAAAACATTCCCAATAGCGGAATTGCCCAAGAAGAAATCCGACGCAAGGGCAAGGCGCTGAAAGAAATAAAAGAACTTGAGAAAAAGTACAACAGGAAAAAAGCCGAATACGATAAGGGCGTATTCAAAACCCCCGCGGAAATATACGCAGAAAAAAACAAAACAGAAAAAGAACAGAAACGCTTGAACAGAAAATCGTTAAGCCATCAAGCGCAAATAATGCCGTTTAAACAGAAAAAACAAAAACGAAAAATCATAGGAATTTTTGATGCTAAATAACGGAAACCCCCGCCTCGTTGAGGCGGTAAAAAAAATAAAACATACAAGGAGCGAAATGTATGAGTGATGTATTTGATGGGGAACTATACAAAAGGTTCTTCGATGTAGTGGGAAGCCCCGAAGAGGGCGAGGGGACAAGTTCCCGGCGGATAAGCCAGGCTAAAGCAGCCCAGGCTTTAGGATATTCAAGCGGTGTAATTTCCGCTTACAAAAGCCAGACGTATAACGGCGATGTGAAAACTCTTGAAAAGAAAATTGACGCATGGCTCAAGCGGGAAGCAAGAAGGCTTGAACGGCTGGATGTTCCGGTTGCGGAAACCAGCACGCTGGAAAAAGTAAGAAGGGCAATTACTATCGCGCAGGACGAAGGAGACATCGCCGTAATTATCGGCGAGTCCGGCACAGGGAAAACAACCGCTCTGCGCCAGTATGCAAAAGAAAGCCACTCGGCTCTGTTGATCGAGGTTGACCCCAGTTTTTCACAGGTCACCTTGATGGCTGAAATAGCCAAAGCGTTAGGTGTAGATCACAAGGGCAGCCAGAACGCCGTTATAGAACGGGTTATCGAAGCCCTGACGGGTCGGGACGCTGTTCTGATTGTTGATGAAGCAGACTATCTTAAGGCAAGTTCCCTTGAACTGCTCCGAAGGGTAATCAATGACAAATCTCATACGGGCGTTGTACTGGTCGGTCTTCCGCGCCTTGAATTTCAAATCCGCAACTTACGAAATGACCACCAACAATTACAAAGCCGTATCGGAGTTATGTGCAAACTCGGCAAACTGAAAAAAATAGATGCAGACAAAATCATCGGCGGGGTTTGGAAAAACATTCCTAAAGAGACTCTTGAAGCTTTTATCCAAACAGCCAATGGTTCTACCCGCACGCTAGTAAAACTTATGGGCAGGGTTCACCAGACTATGGAGCTTAACCATGCCAAAATGCCGGACGCTGAAATTATAGCCGAAGCAGGCGAACTGCTGATGAGGTAGGAGGGGAACTATGAACGGATTTATTTATCGCACGGGAGTGCGGATTAAAGATTTTGGAGAGCGTTTGGGACATCTAAAATTATTCCGCATTCGGATTTTTCGTATTAGACCTTTGTCATGGATACCAAGCTTAATAATATGTTTTGGCTTGGCGTTACGTGGCTGTGTACGAAAATGCACGATAGCAAGCTTTTAGGCCGGAAACGGCAAAGTATTTTTAGCGCACGGAGGTAAACATGGCGCGGCTTAAACCCCAAGTGGGAAAAATCAAAACCCTTGACGAAGCTAATATGGTTCTCAAGGACATCGGGATTTTGGAGAAAGAGCTTGAAAGCATCGACAGCGATGCCCACAAGCAGATCGCCGAAATCAAAGAGGAAGCGGCAAACAAAGGAAAGGGAATCCGCCAACGAATCGCGGATTGCTCCGCCCTACTTGGCGCATACGCTGAATACAATAAAGCCGAACTCTTTAAAGATCGAAAAAGCGTCCAGCTTTCATTCGGCAGCTTTGGGTATCGAAAAAGCACCAGCATCAGCGTTAAAAAGACCACGCTGGAACTTTTGAAAAAGTTAAAGATGGCAAAGTACATTCGGATTAAGGAAGAGCCGGACAAGGAAGCAATGGCAAATCTTGATGACGACACCTTAGCCCAGGTCGATTCTGTCCGGAAGATCAAAGATGACTTTTTCTGCGAAGCGGATAAAGAGGAGATCAACAAAGACCTGTTAAAAGAGCAGGCAGCGTAAAAGCGAAACAGCGAGCCGCATCCTCCATTGCGGTTCGCTGTTTCCCGTGTATGGCGGCGCGGAACTGAAGAACAGCCAAAGGAGCAAGAGATATGAAAATTACTAAAGCAGGGTATCAAATTATCACACCGATTGACGGAGAAACAATTATTAGACGCATTGAAGAAATAGGGCGTGTTTGTTATAAATCAGAAGACAAAATTACTGGAGACAGTTGCCGCAAATTTGTGAAAATGCTGATAGACCGTGGACATGAGGCAATGATTGAACATTGTTTATTTACTGTAAAATTTATCTGTGATCGTGGTATATCACATGAAATTGTACGGCATAGGATTGCCAGCTATGCACAAGAATCAACAAGGTACTGCAATTACTCCGCTGACAAATTCGGAAATGAGATAACAGTCATTGCCCCTTGTTTTTGGACAGAAACAGAATTGAGTTATGATTTTTGGAAAAAATCGTGTATTGAAGCAGAAAAAACTTATTTTTCATTAATAGAATATGGAGCTTCCCCACAAAAAGCACGCTCTGTTCTTCCAAACAGCCTTAAAACAGAAATTATTGTAACGATGAATCTTAGAGAATGGCGGCATTTTTTTAGGTTAAGGACTGCTAAAACTGCACATCCACAAATGCAAGAGATAACTCGACCTTTGTTAGTAGAAATAAAAACATTAATACCCGTTGTCTTCGATGATATTTTATATGAAACAGGAGATACAATATGACAAACACTACAAGAACTCCCCTGCCCCTCTCAAACCGTAAAACCAAGCTGTCCCTGATCCACATCGCAAAAAACGATTTGGGGCTAGATGAAGAGGCATACAGAGCCTTGTTGGACGGAGCCGCAGGGGTTAACAGCGCGGCAAAACTGGAGTACGAATATCAATTCAATGCCATTATGAAAGCCTTTGAAAATCTTGGCTTTAAAAGCACACAGCGAAGCGTAAGAAAACAAATCCGTCCCAGATGGCAAGATGAATGGGGCGGTACTGTAGATCAACGCGCCAAGATTGAAGTCATGTGGAAAACCTGCGCCCGTAACCCCACAGAAAAAGCGTTACGGGCATTTATCAAACGCATTGCCAAAGTGGATCACCCCCGGTTTCTTCGGGTTGGCCTTGCACGGAAGGTGATCATTGCGCTTGAAAAAATGATGCGGAAAGCCGGTTTTGATCCGGCAACCGGAAGGAGATTGTAATGAAAATTTTTCAGTTGAGTTTGTTTAAACGAAAAACCGCAGAGCAAGCCTTAGAATTGGCTTCATGGTTACGAATCGAAATTGGCAATCTGCGCCATGCATTGAAGGAGAAGCAGACTTTATTAACCAAATACGAAAAAGAATTGAACCGGCTTGGGGGGATGCTTATGGATTTAAAGCAGAGGGAGCTCTTTGAGGATTAAAAATAGCATTGAACAAAGGGAGGGGTTATGAATAATTTTCCTGTCGAACAAAGTTTATTTGATGATCTTCCTGAAACAAAAGGCACTGATACTGCTCTAAGAAAACTGCAAACATTAGAACTGCCACAAATTGAGGATGTCGGAAGCTATTGGAGTGATGACTTTGAACAATTAGAAGATTTAATAGGCTCTGAAGCGGCATTAAAAGTTGCCGAGGTATTTGCCGGTTCTACTATTTATATCCCCAAAAATATTTTAACAAATAAAAATTATCATCATATCAGAAAGAAATTTAAAGCAGGCTCATCCTATCGGGAACTTAGCCTTGAATTTGGTTATACCGAAACCCATATACGCAATATTATTCATAAAAAATAAGGAAGGAGAAAAAAGATGACAGATAAATTTAAAGCAAAACTTTCACGGGAAATAACAAGGAACCGTAATAAAACAGAATTTTACAAAGTAATGAAAAAAGATAAACTGGAAACCTCTGTTGACATTGTTGCATTTAGTAAAGGGCTGCCAAAAAATGCTAAAGAAATGGCTGTGCTTTTTTTGATAAAAGGTTTTGCCGCGTTGGGATATAGTCCTACAGAAATAATAAATAAATTGGAGCCTAAAAAATGAAGTGTTGTTTTTGTGGGAAAAATACTGAAGAGAGTAAAAGCACAGCTTCTTTCTATGTTAGCGGCGAATTAACTTCGGTGTATTGCTCTCCTGACTGTATGGGCAAGGCATTTAAGAATGCAACAAATCTCATGCGAAAATTAAACCGTAAACAGTTAATTAAATTAATAAATAAAAACAGAAAGGAGTATAATTTATGAAAAAAATATATATCTGCGGAAAGGTTACCGGCGATCCAAATTATTATAAAAAATTTCTTGAGGAAGAAGACAGATTATATTCTCTTGGATATTACCCGGTCAATCCTGCAGCTTTCATTTCGGCTAATGAGGAATGGGCAAAAGCTATGCGGACGGCAATAAGGGAGATGTTGCTATGTGATGGAGTCTCATTGCTTCCTGACTGGAAAAAATCAAAAGGGGCAAAGATCGAAGTCCAGCTTGCCAAAAAATTAGGTATGGATATAAGGGATAATAAAAAGTGGATTTGAAAATTAGCTTTTTATCTAAATTACAAACATTCAGTAGTTTATTTCTTCTCGTCTGATGATGTTGCCAAATAAAAAGTTTGCAACCCATCAACCGCCCGCAAATGGGCAGCGGCGAATGGCTTCCAATTCATTGGTCAGAGTACGCATAAAAACTATCTTTGGACGCAGGCGGATATAGCCCGGTTTCTTAAACGCCCGAAGCCGGGTCGCCGATGGCCTGAAAAAAATAACTAAGAGCCTATCCAAATTTAATGATTGATTTTTACTTTTTATGTCCGACTTTTATGAAAAAGACTCGGACATAAAGTGTGTCCGACTTTTATTAAGTAGTAATCACGTAATTCTTTATAACATATAGACTTACGTGATATGTCCGACTTCTTTTTAATTAAACTTTATATGTCCGACTTTCAATACATTTTAATATCGTTTTTATGGTGTTTACAGCATCTTTAAACTGCCAATTCCCTGTAATTATGCCATTATAAGCGATTTCTAGCCTATTTACAGCCATTTAAAGCCATTTAAAGCCTATTATAGGGTACAAGTACCATTTAACCAAATTCGCCGTTTTTGTGCCGTTTGTGTGGGTTTTTCGCTTTTTTTCGCATTTCTAAAATGGGAATTTTCGAGAGTTTTTTAAAGGCTAATTCTTTACAGGATATAGACTTACAGGGCTTTCCGGGGGGCTTGTGCAATTCCCATTCTTAGTGCTTCCCCACAGTTCCGCCGCCGAATTACGCTGATCTTGAAGGTTGCGAGGCATGGGGTGGGGTTATTACGACCTGCTCCCCACGGTGCTTTTGATTGCGGGTAAATGTAACGGTTTGCGAGGGGTGGGGTGCCGGGGTTTTTGCGCTGCCTTTCGTTTTTTGTTTTGTGAATTATGCAGGGGCGTAGGCGGCGTGAGGATTAGCCGCCGTAGCCCCTGTGCCGACCGGCAAGGATGCCGGGCGGTTTTTGGAGTTTTTCCTTTTGTAAGAATTGCAGCGTAAAAAGGGCGGCGTTAATGATTTGGGAAAATTGCGGAATGGAGCGAAGCGGAATGGAGCAATTTTGACCTTTTTAATTTGCAGCGAAAAGGGAGTAAATACCCTCCGCTCCCCGCACCGGGTGGGTGGGCATAGTTCGGTTGGCTTTCGGAGTACGAAAAGGCGGGAGGTGCGGGGAGCGGAGGGTTATAGCGAATAATCTTTTTTGCAGGGAAACTCCTCTTTTTTTTTCGGGCGTAGCCCGAACCGCCGTAGGCGGTAATGCTTCAAATAGGCAAGGGATGTTTCCACCCCTTGCCTATTTTGATTTAAGCGCTTTTTCTGTTCAGATATGAATTGTCAATTTTGCTTCTGGCTTCATCGAAGTTTATAACCTGGGGAACATGGCTATATGTTTTCTTGGTGATTGCTACGCTCTTATGACCTGCCAATGCACTGACTATTACATCGGGTATGCCTGAAAGCTGTGCAAGGGTTACGAATGTATGCCGCATACTATGGCAAGTTAATATTCGCTCTTTTTGCTGGCTTTCGGAAATACCCAATTTCAATAATTCCTCGGTTACTCCCCTTCTAAAAAAATTGTTGCTGACTGGCAAACCTTTATATTTAGGGCTTTCAAGGATAAAACTTTCTGGGGAAATGTATATAGCCTCATTATTGGCTATGGGTAACACTGGCTTTTCTTTTGCTTTTGCTTTTGCTTTTAATGCCTTTTCTTTGGCTATGTCCAAAACTTCTTGAACTGCGGCGGGAACAGGGACTTTCCTTACGCTGTTGTATTTGGGCATTTTCAATCCGTCTTTATCCTGATAGTTATGTTGGACGTGGATTATACCGTTTGTTATATCGCCCCATTGCAAGCCTCTTATTTCGCCTCTGCGAAGTCCGCATAAACAGCCCAATAGCATAACAAGGCGAATACGGTGATCCGGCATTTCCATATCAATCAGTGTGTTTCTTTCATCAAGTGTTAGTACGCCTTTTTCTTTTATGCTTTCAGACACTTCACCTAATTTGTGGAATGGGTCAATTTGGATTTCTTCATTGTCTACTGCCCATCTGACGGCAACTCGGATAGCCTGTAAAACGGAATTTGCTTTACGACTGGATAAGGTATCCCCTTCAATGATAGTTCCGTCTTTTTTCCGGCGTTGTGTTTTCCGACCTGCAAGCCATATCAAATATCTTTTGAGAATTGCCTTATTAAGCGTTCCGACGGTTAAGTCTTTGAAGTCTGGAAATGGCTCTACATGACGGCGAATATCGTCATGGTTCATCTCGATATAGTATGGGGTTAGTGGTTTTTTTCTACATCACGTTTGAAGTTTGCGTATTCGCTGTTGGGTGTCCAAAAGTTAGAAAGGTACTCAATCAATGGCGTGTTGGCTACTGTGGTGTATTTTGGACGGCTGGGTGCTGTTGTGGGTTGTGTTTCTGTTGGGTGTGCTACAGTGGGTTTTTCTTGTGCGGTTATTATTTCGGCAAGCGTTTCAGAAATCTTTCTTGCCGCTTCTTCTGCTTCATAGCGGCGTTCTTTCTTGCCTTCGACCAATACACCTGTTGATCGGCTGTGTTTATACCTCTGGCTTGTTTCGTCCCAAAAGCGGGCGTACCAGAATGTACCGGATTTTGTCTTTTCCTTGTAGAGAGTGAATGGGCGTCTCAT